GGATCCCTCCAAAAGACTCTAAAGACTCAAGAAAAAGCAAATCTTTTTGGTGTGCTTGCTGAAGGCACGACCTGCTAAACAGGAGCTTACACTAGGAAAGCTAAAATGAGTATTTACAGACTAAAAAAGGAAACAGAAGACTAAGTATACTCAGCCTTGAGTGCTCTAAATCTCTCAAAAGAAAAATCGGATTCAGCACGAACGAACAGTTGAACGGATTTCACCCCTGAAGTAGGTAAATGGAAGTACAAGGATCCGTTACAAGACGTGAACACATCGTAAGCATTCCTATATGTCCTCAACCACAAAGTGGGTGTGACAAAAGGTATAGAAATGCGAACAGAGAAAGCATCACCACAAATGGATGCTATCCCAGTGTCGCCCACAGCTTTATCTGAGAATCCGAATAGATCTTCAACTTGAGAAGTATAAAAAGCAACAAGATTGGCAACGGCATTAACCCTACTGTTGTATGTAACACGCAATTCGTAGGTTAATGTTCCTCGCCAATAGGCTGTGCAACTAGCCATGTAGTGGAGCCAGTTATGTGTTTTGCTCACAAAGGACTCATTGAAAACTAGAGAGCTTCCAGTCCCATGTTTCATAGCCGCCAAGTTTATTGGAGAAACTGGCACACACCACATACCACCTTTATTAAGGGATTCTGTTTTAAGAGTCCCACAATGTAAATAAAAAAGATGGAAAGAAAAAGGATCAGGACCCTCAGCTGCCAAAATGGGCTTAAGAAGCTGATGTCCTAACCCGGAAAAATGTAAGACATCCCGCACTTGAATATTTACATGTATTGTTTCTCCTGATGGTCCCGAAATTCCACCGGGGAAAACAAACAAAAGTTTGGGATATTTATTCTTAGTATAAGAACCAAAACTCGAAGAAAAAGGCATATGTACAGTACCACTCCTATTGAGTGATAATTCCTTAGAAACATATTTACACTGCCTAAGTTTCTCCTCAGAGACTTCAGAAAAAGTGTTCTGATCATAAACAGGTACTATATAACAGCGCCCATTTGTTAGAGCAGAAGCACTAATCATCCAATCTATAATCAAGTCGCCAGAATAACCAGCAAGATGACCACAGATAGCCTGAAATCTATTAAAATGTGGGCCAAGCTCATAAAGATTTAAAGAAAATTCAGCTTGAGCGTGCTTGGCACCACCACTGAGGGCCTTGGATTTACTAGTAACATGTACAGGGAAGCGATCCAAGTCGAGACACTGCCCTTGTCCTAAGTTATAAACACTAGTATCTACATTAACTACTGAAAATTCTAGTGTTATGTTAGCAGAATCTGGCATTTGATCAGGCAAATTTGGCGAACTCAAAGCAACCAAACTAATCCGACCAAAGCCTTCATTTTCCTTAAAATTAATATAACTACCCATAGAAAATATATTAAAATCAAAGGAAAAAGACTTCTCTTGCGAAGGAAAAATCGCTCCAGGAAGGACGCTAGCCACACCAAAATTGGTGGCATCTGGAGCCAATTGCGCAAGCTCATCATATACAAGTTTAAGAGCGAAGCTCGTATACTTGTTAAGCGTTATAAGAGCTGTAACGCGCATAGTTAAGTTACCCCCAAGAACTTCAGCTAGGAGCAAAGCTCCCAAGTTTGCACTTGACAGTAAATCAACTATTTTCACGGACATTAAGACTTTTCCTTCGACAAGGTCAGTAGCCCCAAAACTACCATGAAGGGTGGAGAAAACTCTACCTATCAATCTCTCCGCTGAGTAAGACTCAGGAGGATTAACTGATAGAGTTTCAACAGTATCTCCATAGAGCTGCTTGATGGTATTTACAATTTCAGCTCTAGGGTTGGAGAAATTTCTCTCCACGACAGTGGGGAAAATAATTTTTGTAAAATCTATTGAGGGACCTTGTCCCTCTAAAAGGTTAGGATCCTGGCGGAGGGAGGTTGATCTACCACCAGAATTAGTTGTCAGAGAGTGTCTAGCAGTATCAACTGAATTTCGTCCAGAATAACGCATATTCAGTGGCATGTTAAATCGTGTGCTAGCACTCCGCGGGAGTGTAAAGTTAGGTCTCTTGATGACACCATCAGATGTCAGCAGAGATGTTTGTGGTGTACCTTTTGAAGGTGGTACACAAGCAAACTGATGAGCTCCCACATCAGGTATTGCTTCATTTCGCTCTTTCTCAATAGCATTGAGAAGATTCTGGCCAGACTGAACTCGTGAGAACTCGTTCTCATTGTTTCTTGCCAGGATATCCTCCCAACTCTCTTTAACACGAGAGCGAATGCACCGTGGCGTTTCCTTATGCTGATCAAAGCCAACTGCAGAATAACTACACAGAGCTTTGTTATTTTGGAAACCACGCACATTGTGGAACATGGTGCAAAGGTAGAGACCCCGCATGTAATCATCAAAATCCTCCTTATTCAGGGGAAAATTGATCAACGGGAGGGAGATGAGATCGCAGCGGTCCCTACCAAGATCGAAGTAGCCTGCAACTTGCAAGGCTTCATTTGGATCATCAGTACGGGAATCCATTATCCCGCACATAGCCAGCAAAGGGGTTCCTTGCCCAACGTGACTCTGGACGGCCATATCCAGAGCCACGTTACTTGAATTGGAGAAGCCCTTCTCCATGAGTTTCCGGGCTTGCTCCTCAGTGATGTGAGGCAAGGGTGTGTAAACTGCCACATAAGGATCGTGGTCAGTGCGTGGTCGCTGGTAGCGAACCACCTGCTCTTTGACAGAGAGGGGGTGGCTCACCACCACATTTTCCTCGGCAGAAGGCCGAGAAAAGAGCCTTTTGAGGGCAGAGCGCCCACAGCCAAAGACATCGTCTTTGGCAAGATAGGTGAGCTCAGAGCCCACCAGCAGATCATCATTATAGGGCATAGCAGCCCTACGTGCTGCCTCTTTCTTGGCAGCACTCTCAGCACGAAGCCGAGCAAGCATAGCAGCGGGTGTTTCCACCCGGAAAGAATCTGGCACCTCTTCAGGTGCCAGTTGAGAACGCTCTGGTTCCATAGCTTGGGGAGAGAGAGGAAAAACAAAAACTGCCAAGATTGGCAAAGGAGGAGGAGAGGGAATGCTGGAGCTGGCTCTAAGACGAGCGTCGCTTGCAGCAAGTTTTTGGAAGAATAAAACTTCCGGTAAAATTCTGTGGGTATAATCCAACAGAAAGCAAAGGAAAATTTGAATTGAAAGATTCAGAGAGTTTGACGGTAGAGAAACAAAAGAAGCAACTGTGAACAAATCTTGGTAACAAAACAAGATAACAAAACAGAACAACAACAACAACTTCATGCACTCTAAAACG